GGATTTTCATCAGTATAGAGATCCGAATGCTTCTTAGAATTTGCTGGTTGCCCCTTCTTTCTAGGAATACGAGGATTTGATTCCTCTTTTGCTACTACTTTCTCAGGAAGTTTCTTGTGCTTGGTTGATGCAAAATCTTTCACATCACTTTTTTTCATGTCAGCAGCTGCTTTCGCAGTCTCAGGAGTAGTAGGTGCCATCTCACCTTTTTGGATGGCACGAACTATTCCAAAGAATCGTTGCTGCTTTTTAGATACGGCAGGCATCAGTCACCTCTATAACGGGAACCAGGGCGAGGACCAGTAGCATCAGTCATCTTCTGAGCATCTGTTCTAGTGTCCTTGGGTGCATTCTTTGCCATCTGCCTAAGTTGAGCAGCACGTTGCTTCTGACGATCACCAGGTTGATATGGTTTTCTGTTCTTTGCCGCATCGCGGGAGATCTTCATCTGTTGATCAATACTCAGACCTTCACCCATCGCTTTGGTGGGTGCTTCAGACTTTTTTGCGTTTTTCAGTCCTTGCATTCTCTTGGTGGCAATCATCTTATCGAGCATTGCCTTTTTCTTTTGGAGTTGAACCTCTTGAGGAGACATTGATGCCTCTTCCTTGTACTGAGGATGGTCATCCATCTTCATGCCACGCTTTTTCTCAAGGCGTGCCTTACGCTCAGCAGTTCCCTTTTCAGGATCTACATCACGAACACCTTCTTTCATCTCCCTCTCCTTACGAAGTGCGACAGATGACTTTTTCTTAGGCATATTTGGATAGTAAGTCTTACCAACCTCTGCCTTGTCTACAACCTCACCTGTCTTGGCATCACGGTGCATTCCTACACCTTCCTTCATATGGTCAGCAGCCTTGTAGTTCTTGTCTCCTGCCTTGTACTTCTGATATGCAGGAGTATTGCCTGCCTTATCAGCATTGGTGACAGTCAAACGCTTGTCAGTAGGTGCTGGTTTCTTAGTGCCACCATAGACTGCTTCGCCCATGATCTCTTCGCTCATGCGGTCAACAACCTTTTGTGCCATCTTTCTGATGCCACGCTTTGTTGAAGTCTTTGCTCTTTGTACTGCAGGTGTTGCTGCTGCTTTTGCTTCTCTTGCTTTGTTGTATGCCTTGACAGCAACTTTGCCAAGGAATCCTTTTGCCTTCTTTTTGAGTTTATCTCTCATGCTCTCAGCGCCACCACTGGTATCATGACCGTAGGTGATTTTTGCTTCAGTAAGAGACTTCTCAATTGCTGACTCTACCTCATCTTCAGTGTATCCTTCCTCAATCAATTCGCCGTATACACATTCAACTATACCTTCAATATCATCAACCTCAATCTCTTCAATAAGTGTGCCACCGATTTCCTCAACCGCCTCACTCATCTTAGGGTTGATAACAACCTTATTCTTTACTTTCTTTTCCTTGATTGGTTGCGACTCAATATCATTCATAACCTCTGAAATAGAAGTTCTCCAATCAGATTTAACGAATGACTCTTTCTTCATCGCTTTAGCAATTGCCTTACGACGCTTCATCAAATACTTGTCTGACGAATCCTTATCACCATCGTTATCAACATCTCCGTCTTCTTGACCTACGGGATCAAGTTTCTTCTCTTCAAAATGAGGGTTCTTCATTTGAGGACCCTTCATCAGTTCTTTACGTGCCTTCTCGTTATTTGCCTGACGCTTCTTCATGTCAGGTTCAAGATAGGTATCGTCTTTTTTCTTCTCAGCAATTTGATCCAAGTAGGCCTTGGAGAGATCGTTAAGATGAGTCATTAGTATAAAGTCTTTACTTTTTAGCCTTATACTTATTTATAAAATTCTTTATACTTCTTGTTCCTGTCATTCTCATTACATATTCGCGATGAGAATCTGTTCCAACTTCTCTCTCTGGACCAGGAACACCAGATGGACCTGGATAGTTTACAACTGCTTCCATAACATCACGAATCCAGGATTTGAACATGTAGTTCTCTTTGGTCACACAGATTAAATGGTTAGTTCCACGACGGACAATCTCACCAATTAATCCAGTATGGAGACTCTCTACAATGTCGCCAATGTTAAAAATATTACCAGAAACATAATTATCTCTCAAACCTTTAGGATCGCACTTAGGAGCGATCTGCCACATCTCTTTAACTTCTGCTTTCTTCTTAATCTTCATACCAGAGCGAACTGCATCAAACAGTGCCTGGGTATCACCATCGTCAAGATCCTTAGGAGTTCCGCGACGGAAAGCATCAAAGTCTCCATCAACAACTGCCTTACGCATCTTAGATGCAGACATTCCCTCAACACCTTCAGCATCTGCATCTCTTACACCAGCAGAGATGACACGAATCAGATCAAAATTATAAAGGTCTCCATTATACTTCTGTGCCAGATTCTCAAACTCAGACTGGCGGTCTGATCCTACAACAATATTGACATTCTTATATCCTTGCTCTCCAGCAGTGGTAAGAACATTGAAGATTGACTTCATCTCATCATCATTGATAATGCTCTCTGAATAATCAGGGAACATCTTCTTCATATATGAAATCTTCATGTCAGGGTCAAGAGGATTCTTCTTAGGATCCTGAGTCCTAGAAGGGTAGATTTTTAAGTCTCCACCTGCTGCTGCTTTCTTTGCTGCAGAAAGGAGTTTACCGTGTCCAACTGTAGGAGGATTAAAGCGACCAAATGCCATGGTCAGAGTATCTCCAGAATCCCCAGAATCTTCTTCACCTTTATCTGGAGTTGCTGCTTTTTTACCAGTTGCTTCAGGTGGTGCCGCTTTTGGTTCTGCCTTGGGTTCTGGTTTTGCTGCTGCTCTTGGTTTACCAGTCGGTTCTTCTTGACCTTTTGGTTTCTTCTTATCTACAAACTTCAACTTACCGTCTTCGGTAGTTGCCACAAACTTTCCACGGGAGTCTAACCAACCACCGTGTCCATCACTCTTCAGATTTAACTTCTTCGCCTGCATACTTGCAGCAGACGCTTCACTTAAGAATTGAAGTAAACTTTTCATTTATATGTTTATTCTTATACTATATTTAGTGTCTATTTCTTTTTATAGTCACACATGATATGCGAAGGATAAAGTCCTGACTGCTTATTTCTCAAATTGAACATGAACTTATAAACAGAACTCTCCATATGTATGTCAAGTCTCTTACCTTTTCCTTGAGAACCACCGTACATTAATTTAACGGATCCAGTAATTTTTGACGCTCTCTTCATGTATGATTGATCCATTTCATACATTTTAACACCACCACTTGTACCACCATGCACCATCCAATATCCATATCCCATTGCATATTGTAGCAAGTCCTCAATAGCACCTTTATCGCATTTATTTGTCACATCAATAGTAGGCATCTTTGTTTTGTGAGGATAATCATTAAAAATTTTAGCATAAGTCACTGGATCAATTCCAAACATTCTGAAGATCTCCTTTCCGATCGGATTAGAATATCCAGCAAAAGATTTTTTATAATCATCTGCGGTAAATATTCTTCCGACACCAGAATTGATAAAGGTCAAAGTATTTCCGTACTTAAGAGAAAGATATATTGGTTGTTTTTTAGGTCCCCAATAGGTTGTAATGTCAGTAACCGTACCACCAATATCTTTAGTCTTTTTGTTTTGGGCAGTCACATATAATCCACCGCCACCACCTGCTAAAGGTCTTGGTTGATTCTTGCCACCAACTGCTTCTACATCTGCATATCCAACTTTAACTTCTTTACCAATCTGTTCTATTAGATTTTTTGCCTCTCTTGAGTATGGGGTATTTTTATTATCACAAGCAAGTTCGCATCTCAAACTTTCGTAAAAATCATTCTCAAACTTAATACCAAGATTTATTTTTTTACCACCAGTTTGTCCACCAAACTCTTCCGTCTTCACCATCTCCGTGATGGGAACAGTTTTAACTTGATTGGTATTTACAAATCTACCAACAAATAAAATCTTATCTCTATTGTTCTTTCTCTCTAAGATAGATCTAACTCTTGCAAGAAGTTCTTCATATCTATCTTTTTCATCATTCTCAAATGGATGCTCTTCATCATCTATCACAAGAACCATAGCATGAGGTCTGAACTGCCCATCTTTGTGCAAAAAAGTATCCATAAGACCACCCATGTGAAGAAACTTCTTCACCATAGTGTCTTCGTTACCCCTTTTGCCAAGGTCTGCCTTCGACAGTTCTGCCATTTTTTATTTTTATTTATGGAGTTATGGGGACTCGAACCCCAAACCCCCTGCGTGCAAAGCAGGTGCTCTACCAATTGAGCTATAACCCCAAAAAAGGCGTCAGAGTTTACCCCCGACGACGCCACTATTAATAATCTTAGTGTAATCACCAAGAGTTCCTTCTTGCAGACACATAAGGTGCCAGCGGGACATAGTAAGGACTCCTTCTCTGGTTGCACCAGTAAGGAAGTGCTGTCCCATTGGTTCTTTCAGGATACTAGTATATAGACCAAAACGAGTTTCCTTGATGTAGAAAGCATCGTCGATCCATTCAACATTTTCTGGAATGTTTTTTTCTACTGTACCACCGAAAGAATCACTCAGAATCGGTTTTCTTTTCTGTTCCGTCATCTACTTTCTTGTTAAATCCAAATGGGCCTACTTCTCCTTTGTCGTATGCTCTACGTTTTTGTGCCATACTACAAACAGTTTCCATCACTTTAATCGTGTCTTCTACTTTGCAGTTTTCTGGCATGTTACGATGAACAATATCAAAGAGTGGAAAGAACTCTTTTGCTGCGTCATTCACCTCTTCAGGTGTTAGTGGATCATAATCTTTCACAGGTCTCCCTCAGCACGGTTTTCAGAGTGGTGAACATCAAAACTACCACCAGGATAACGAGACTCCAGTTTCTCAACATTCATCTCAATGACCTCATCAAAGGTGGTATCAAGTGCCATACATGCTTGAGCAAGATACCAGCAGATATCGCCTAGTTCACGTTTCATATGAAAAACATTATCTTCGTTGTAGGGTTTACCCTGAAAGATAATCTTCTTCACAACCTCAGTAAACTCACCAGACTCTGCGGTGAGACCAAGAGCAGCAGTAAGCAACTGAGACGTATTAGTTCCAGTTACCTCAAGTTCTGCAAGACGAGATCCCATTGCACCATAGTCAAGACTAGGTTCGCTGGTAACTCCTTTTACAAATTCAACGTACTTTTCGGTATCAACTTTAGTCATGTAAATCTGGAATAAATGGTTCTTGACAATTTGGGGACAGTTGTTGAGTAGCAATCTTTTGACCGCCAACCTCAATGTATTCAACCTCTTTCCAACTACCACCAACACCGCCGTCCATATTGACTACGATATCTCTTGTAGGAAGTTGATTGTTGGAAACATCAACGATGTCTCCTGGCAGAGGATTGAACGTAAAGTAGTGTCCATCCCAGCGACGGTTTCTCATACTCATGAGATTGACTGCATCTCTTTCGATACCGCAGTCAGCAATCTTTTCGCCTCTAGGATTGAATACTGAATAGTAACCGTTCAAAACTTGAACCCCTCAAATGATTTCTTTGGTTTTGATTCTTCATAATTATACTCTTCTTCCTGACCACTGTCAAGAATGTCGTCCTGTGCGGATTGCTCGCAATCATAGAGACGCATCTTGGCACGATCAATACCAACCACAAAACGCTTAAAGATGGTTGGATCATTGTATCTATTCTTCAACTGCTTCACCATAATTTGCCCGAGTCCTTCAAGATCTTCAGTTGAAATAAGGGCAAACATAAGATCAGCAGTAGCAGGGAGACCAAAGGACTCACTAGTGTCAGTAAGCTCAACATCACTGCTACCATAACCAGAACGAGTGGTCTGGGTGGCAGATACGATAGGTACGTTCGCCTCGCAAGCAAGTCCTCGAAGTTCTTCAGCAATAGCCTTGACAACTGTATATGAATTGACATTGCTGCCTGCGCGATACCGTTCGGAAGCACATATATTAAGGTAATCAATGAAAATAATATCAGGTCTAAATGACTTCTTAAGTGCAAGTTCATTAAGAAGTGACCTGAAGTGACCAGCATGAGCAGATGCCGTTGGATACTCTTTAATAATTAGGGATCCTTGAGTTCTGTTTGCAAGTTTTGTTACCTTATCCTCAAACATCACTTTGGGAAGTTCTGTTATCTCCTGAATAGGGACATTGAGGAGATTAGCATCAATTCGCTCTGCAATTTTCTCTTCAGCCATTTCAAGCGTGATGTATAGTACGTTCTTCCCTCCCAGGAGTGCGGAAGCTGCAACATGGCACATAAACAAACTCTTACCGACACCAGTGCCAGCGAGAGCAATATTAAGCGTTTTGTTCGGGAGACCACCTTTCGTAATCTTGTTGAAATACTCAAGGTCGAACGGGATGAGGTCTTCTTTTTTGTGGTACGCTTCGTATCTTTGCTCATAATCAATCAGGTAATCGTGACCGATGTTTGTATCAAAAGAGACTGCCAATGCATTTGACAGAATACTAGGGATGGCACCCCTATCTTTTTCTTTACTTTCTCCATCTGCAAGAGCAATGGATTCCATTAGTGCCAAATAGATAGCACGGTCTCGACACCACTTCTCTGTGGTATCACACAACCAATCAAAATCAGTAGGAACATCCTCAAGATAACTGATTAGTTTTGTAATCTCAGAAAAAGTAGTGTCATTAATGTCCTGACGTTTCTCTACCTCAATACAGAGAACTTCTTTGGTTGCAGGTTGATTGTATTCCTGAACGAACTTATCAATCTCCTCAAACACAATTCTTTGGTTTGAGTCTTCATAGTAATCCGCCTTGATAAAAGGGATTACCTTACGAAGATACTCCTCATTATAGAGAAGGTTTCTCAAAATTAGGATCTCAACTTTGTCCATGCGGAATATCGAATACAAATGTGATGCGGGTCTCGTCACCGACGTTAACGGTGCCATGAGGTAGTTTGTTGTTGAACCATAGAAGAGTTCCTGGTTCAACAATGACAGTTTCTTTGCCGCAGAAATATTGATACCTTCCAAGTATGGAAAGGTGATATCTGTTTCTGCTCAGATAATAAGTACCCTCGTCAATGTGTGCCCCTACATATCCATCAACAGGGAGAGAAAGAAAACCGCACCGATGAATATCCGCATTCTTAAACTGTTTGCGTATGATCTTTCGGATCTCACTGTGATGGGAATAGGCAGGTGTTTTGATGTTGATCTCAGAGTCTCCCACGAAGTCGTCTTCGTGTTTGACCCCACCTATTATAAGTTGAAGTGCGCTAACTGGCAAGTCTGCGAATCCTCTATCAACTAAGGACTGGGAGTCCTTCAGATTCTTCTGATGGTCCCAGTCCTGTGGAAATTTCTTTAGTTGTTGAATGACTTTAGATACGTTGATTCCAGTCTTAAGAACCTTAATCATGAACCGTAACTAAACTCCTCCTTAGCGATCTCATCCAGTTTCTCCATTACCTCAGGAGTGAAGTATGCTTCTGGATCTTTGTAGATTGCCTTGGCATAGACTTTCTTACCGTCTATCTCATAACGACCTGCCACATTTTTCCAGAGACCACCAATCTCTCCCAACTCAAGAAGACCATAATATCGATCAAGACCACGCTCGTCGTAATAAAGACGCACCGTAACATCTTTGTTCTCCTTACTCAGACGCGACTTAGCAGTCTTAGCCTTGATAAGATTTCCGACGACTTCTGTTCCATCCTTCTCTTTCTTTTTGCTGAGATAGATGATTGAACTTGCTGCATACTTGAGGCCACTGCCTCCTCCCATTTCCTTTGTAGGTACATAAGCGCCAATGACATCGTAGGTGTGGTTCGTAACAATCATAGGAATGTTTGCTTGTCCCAGTTTCAGAGTAAGCATTCTGAATGCACCTTTGACCAGTTGGGATTTGGTCATGTCACGGACTTGTTTGTCGTTGAGTGCGTCAGTGATCTCCTTCTCTGTAGAAAGCATACCCAGAGAGTCTAGCACAAACATACAAGGTCTGCGTTCATCTTCTGGTTTCTTAAGGTATATATCCACTGCCTTCAAGGCTTTGGTCCTAAACTCTTCAATTGTAACAACATTGACAACAACCAGTCGCTCTAGGTCGATCCCACGACTTGCGATAAGACTCTTGTTAACAGCGGCTTCAGTGTCAAAATATAGACAATAACCATCAGGGTTAGCATCAAGGAAGTTTTTGACGACAGCAAGACTGAAGAAAGTTTTTCCAGTGCTAGACTCGCCAGCAATGGCAGTAATCTTATTCCCAGATACACCACCAAATATAGACCCTGAAACAAGTCCGTTAAAAATGTACGAACCTGTGTCAACGTATTGTTCTGTGTCGTCGATGTCTCTTGCGAGTTTGGTGTAGTCATCTCCGATCTCTTTTACAATCTCTTTTAAAAAATCCATTAAATTACAAATCCAAATTCTTCACGGGCAATTTTCTTGTATGGACCACCAGGATTGGCGTCACGAATCTCTTTGATTCTATTCAGTTTCTGATAAAGAGCAGCATCACCACCCAGTCGCAATGCACTGACAATGGTAGCAAGTTCTTTATCGTTAATAGGGAGGTCCATTAGGAGAAAAATAGTTCTAGGTTTACAGTTTTTTCGACGCTCCAACCGATAGCGTCAAGGATCGCTTTTAGCGGTTCGACAAAGGACTTTTCAAATTGTAGATCATAGTCGATGTACTTGTCAAGACCAAGTTCGCGTGGAAAATCTTGAATAAAAGAGATGATGTTTTCATGAATAATGTTTGGTTTCTTTAGATAACAGAATTTAATCTTTTCACCATTTTTGATTAAAGAATACTTATTAGTAAGTTTCTTCTCTTTGATGTAATGATTAAACAGAAGTGCGCCACGACAATGAATGGGAGTTCCCTTGACATAGATGTCAGAGGAACATTTGTATTTCTGAACATCAGAAACAGAGCGAGGAAAAGAAATCTGCTCTGGTGGCAGTGTCTTAAACTCTGCACGGGATTTATCGATGAAAGAAATCATATCATCCTCAGTTCCAGTCATCAGAATCTGAAACGCCTCCTTGAGCATTTTGCGGCAAGGTGCAGGAGTTGATGACTTCACAGACTCAATGCCCATGACTTTTAGTTTAGGTTCTGCATATGCAACGCCTTCACTATTCCACACATTAAGAATATATCGCTTCTTCGCAGTCCAGATACCACGGTCAGCAATATTCTCACGCTTCATTTGCATCTTCTGGTCATATGCCGAAACATACGTCGCCAAGTTCTGGTAGCATTGATCGATGTATGGTTCCAATTTGTCTTGACAGATCTTGTCAAGTAACTCCACAACTTTTGTTTTATCGCCAGACTTATTAGCAAGAAATTTATTAACAAGAGGTCCAAGATTAAGATATATCGAATCAGTATCTGATGCGATAACATAATCTTCTTCGGTTGTAGACAGCAGTTTATTTAGATATTCATTCATCTTCTGCTCAATCCAACGGATAGAGACTTGACCAGAAAGCGTAATCGCCTCCGCATTGGCCAGTTTATAGTACCTAAAATACTGATTACCGATAGCACCATAAGCAGAGTTGAGTGAAATCTTCTTTGCCATCTGGATATTATTACAGCGGGCGATCTCTTTCTCCAGTGCTTTAGTTGGAGTCTTTTCATATTGCTGCTTTGCCTGAAGCATTCGCTTCTTGAAAATTACCCGCTCATTATACATCTTGTCCATGAGTTCTGGCAGGAACCCACGAACATCCTTACGGTACATGGCACCATTGGCACACACCGCATTATCCTTATACAACTCAAAGTTTATTTCTTCCTTAAGGATTCTATCAACCGTAGCTGTGGGATGTCTCTCATCCAAGAGTGTTTCTGGCGAGATATTGTACTGCATAATAAGGTGAGGGTAGAGACTATTGAGGTCAAAACTAACAACCCAATCATACTTTCCTGGAATCGGTTCCTTGACATAAGCACCTGCGTACTTTTCGTTTTTGTCAGACCTAATCTTGGGAGGGATAACAATATCCCGTTTCTTTAGATCATTGTAGATGATATTGTCCCACATACGGACTTGATAGAACACATCTGCATAGTTGACCTTGGCATCATAAGCCATAGTCAATGCAAGTTCAATCAGTTTCATCTTGTCTTCCAAACGGTCAACAAGTTCTACGTCAACGATGTTATATTCAATAAACTTCTGCCAACCTTTGGTATAGAAATCTTTAAAGGTATCAAACTCAGAGTGATCTAGTTTCTTTTGACCTAACTCCACCTCAGCTATATAGTCCAAACGATAAGATTCTTGTGCCTTGTATGTAAACTTCTTGTACAAGTCCAAGTAATCAAGTTGAGTTAGTCCACCAACATCAAAGGTGATGTGCTTTCTACCCTGAACATAGATCTCTCCTTCGGTCACAAGACCCCAGTTGGAGAAACGCTTCATCAACTTCTCTCCAAGCACCCTATTAAGACGTTTGCAGATGTACGGGATATCGAACAGTTGAATATTCCAACCAGTCACCACGTCAGGAACATCCTGCATCCAGTAATTGATAAAGTGATTCAGAAGTTCGTGTTCAGTATGACAATGATGATAGGTTACATTCTTTTGCTTGTTTGCAAAAGGTTTTACACCCCATGTAATAATCTGCTTGGTGGTATAGTCCTGAATTGTGATCGCAAGAATCTCTTCCTGGGCGGATTCAACGTCAGGGAATCCATACTCAGCAGTAGTCTCAATATCAAGAGTTACTAGTTTGATCTGACTGATATCAAACTTGATTTCGTCCTCAGGATACTTCTCTGAAATGTATTGATAGATGTATCGATCGTTTCCATAGATCTCAAATCCATCAACCTCATCATATTTTTTATAGAAGTCGCGACAATCCCTGACAGTGCCAGGATGCACTTCATCTACATTTTCTCCACTTAATGTTCTATACTTGGTTTTCTTCTTTGATTTTACATAAAGAGTAGGGAAGAACTCATCCCTAAACTCAAATCTATTACCATTCTCAACTCCACGGACCAAAAACTGATTGCCAATTAACTGAACATTAGTGTAAAACTTCATTCCTCGTCGTCATTAAAAAAAGAACCAAACATGCCGCTGCTGCCAGGGTCACGATTATCAATCATGTCCATGATTTCATCAAACTTTTTACACTGCTCCATGCCATGAAGCAAGTCTGCAAGTTGTTTGACAACCATAGGTTTCTCATTCACTGCGGCAGATTTGATTGCTGCCCGAAGGTGAGATTCTGCTTCCAGCAAATGAGAAAGAGTATTTTCGGAAAGTGCCATTATTTTGTAAGGTCCTCGTATTTTTCCAGTAGTGTTGGTGTTGGATCGACAAGAGTCATAATCTTATCAGAACTGATCATAAATTCATCATCCCGTGTGGCACCCATCAACCATGACTCTAACATACCTTCACTAGTTAGGACAAAGGGATTGGTCAGTTTGCAGTCTGGTTCTCCAGGAACTTGTGCTGGGACTTCCTCAATCTGACTGATCAGTGTCTGGTTGTTCATCAGCAGAATCGCTTTGATTGTCTTTTCCATAATTTAAAACATCCTCGATGTACATTGTTTTTAATTGTTCTACAGGTTCGACCATAGTAATTAACCAGTCTGCTGGAATAGGAATTACATCATCAGCAGAAAGTGCAATCCAAGGAATCAAAGAAACTTCAAATCCTGCTTTAGTTGCCCTCTTTTCTTGTTCAATAACTCCAGGATTTTGTTTTTGAACAATGCAAGGTTTACCTAGAAAATAACCAACCACTTTCTGATCGTCTTCTTCTCCAACTGCCATTTCATTAATATCAGAAATGACTTCTTCACCAGACTTAAGCAGTAACAGTTTTACCGTCATTTACCAACTCCATAATCAGGTGCCTTCAGTTCCAGTTCACGGATGTCTGCATGAAGACGTTCGGTTGCATTTCTCTTCTCAGTTTCACGCAATGCTTTCAGTGCTGCTGCTGTTTCGGGAGTTTCTTCCCATTCCCAGGTTTCACCTTTACTACTTACAAATTGCTTTTTAGTCATAAGATTTGTATTTTCCTCTATTCTATCAACAAAAAAAGGAGGAGTCAACCTGGATTTTGCCAGGTGCTCCTCGCGGCGACGATATTCAATTATATTTAGAACCAATCTTTTCTCTTATGAGAATCTGGAACAATCTTACCAAACTCAATGGTCAGTAACCCATCCTCAAAAGCAACTGATCTAATCTCCGTTTCGTCAGCGAGTGTCCAACTTCTGGTGAAAGACCGTTGAGCCATTCCTCTATGAACGTAATTTCTTTCGGACTCAACATCTTCCTTTTGTCCTTCGACAAAAAGTTTTCCATCTTGTGTGTAGACATTTACTTCTTTCTTTTTAAATCCTGCCAGTGCCATCTCAAGTCTAGACTCTACGTTACTGACTTGAATCAGGTTGTACGGAGGATAATTCGATGTGGTTTCGTGCAGCGTACCTAATCGATCAAAGATATCATCCATACCAATACTGTACCTATTTATACGATCAATCAACTGATCCATGTTGGCAGCATTGTACCTATGCACTATTGCGTTAGTGGGCATCTTCTTAGCTCCTTTAAAAGCGAGTTTATATTGTGTGGACCCCGAAGGCATCCAGTCATATTTATAGCATATTACGAAAAAAGGAGATACGGTAGTAACCGCACCTCCTTATAGGGGTTTCCGACTTTTGAAGCGACCGCACGAAAGATCGCAAATTTATTTATTCGGTTTCCTGGGTCTTTCCTTTCTTGCCAATGTTGTATTTTTGCTCCAAAACCCAGTCAGACTTGTCCTTGTATGCAAGCACCTTAATCTGATTCAGAGGAGCAATGTCCATTACAGAGTCTTCTTTTACAATCGTAATGAGTCCCCAATCAGCAAGCAGACGAGTAATACGGTTGCGGCGCTGTACATCATTAACAGTAAGATTAGCGTGCTTCCCATCAAGGGCAAACAGTTCCTTAAAGTGAACAATGAAATATCTTCCCTGCTTGTGCAGGATGTGGCAAGATTGATAGAGTTTCTTCTCTTTGCGGGATGCTACTCCGATGCGTGTCAATGTCTCACGAACTTTCAGGAAGTCATCAGGTTCATTCAAAAGAACCTCCACCATCTGATCTTGAGACCAATCAACCGTAGGTTCTACAGTATTAGTCATTTGCGTCCTCCAATGTCAAGTCGTTGTTTAATGTAATTAATTTGTTCTTTGGTAAGAATTTTCAGAGCCTGCGATGCCTTCTCATTACTATAACCATAGTATTGTTTGACACATTCTAAATCTTGGACTTTATCCTTTCGGAGCCAAGGAGAGAATCTCTTCTTTTTTCTCAAACTATTTAGATAAAATGAATATTGCATATCCTTCTCAAGGAAATGGTTCTTGTTCATTTCATTAGCAAACATTACACAATCCAAGTGTCCAGACAGACAACGATTGATAATATATGGAGGATAGTCTTTTGTTTGTTCTGTTAGATCTTCTTTAGTGAAGTTAATCGAGTTCAACCAATCTTTGAGTTCCATTATCTAATAATCTCCAAATCTGTACCTTGTTTCCAAACTTCGAGTTCGGTCCTAAGTCTGTCAGTAGACTTAAGTTTTTCATATCTCTTGGTTGATTTCTTCTTCCACCAAGTAATTGCCTCGTCCATAGTGTGCTCAAACTTACCGAAGTAGTATCTCTTCTTTTCGGTCAAAGACTTGGCATGGTCAATACAATCATTAAACTCTTTGAGTTTCTCTTCTTCCTTCAAAGACTTGCGGATGATAGAGATCATCTTGGTTTGAATCTTGAGTTTCTTAGAAGACTTGTCTGCAGGGATCAAACGTTCGCCACCATTGCGCTCGTTAAACCACCAGAAGAAGTCCCTAAACTCGTCATCATGAAAGAGGGGTAGGAAGTTACTCTCCGTGTCTCCTATGTGCCTCAGGAAGGGTTTGAGACCATCATACATGGACACACCCTTGGTAGTTCCATAGAGAGAGGTAGTCTCAAAGTACTTGAGATCTGTACCATACTTCTCATCAAACTGCTGCTTGAGTTCCTTAGAACATGCTAAAAGGGCAAGAAGTTTTCCGCCCAGGTAATTGAACCCGAAAGGTTGAGTAGGAACAATGTTAAACCCCATGACAAAATGAGCATTAATGTCAGAAAGAGGAAGGACTTTACCAAAGTAATCATTTCTGGGTTTGCTATTAATAGTCGGAGAACCAAAGCGAACAACACCAACAACCTTGTTAGTATTCGTCTCAACCACAATCCACTTATGGGTTCTACCAGGAATTGCTTCCTCAATGGCATTAGACGCTGTAAGGTTCAGAGTCTCAGAATACAACCACTGATTATATCTTGAGGTTGTCTTTGGATTAGTATCAACAACATGAACCTCAAAGTTCATGTCATTTGGTTCCATACCAAAAGAGTCAAAGAACTCCGTATCAGCATCAAACAAAGATCCAGACCTTTCGCTAACACGATCTTTCTTCACAAAACGAAGATAATCATCAATACGATTGAACTGAGTGTAGTAATCAATAAATTTATTAGCAGCGTAAACTGCATCACCCTCAGTCAGTATCATACAATAAGTTTCTTGCTTGGTGTTTGAATTGCAGAGAACATCTGCTGATACTGATCAGCAATTTCATCTTGAGTTTCTGAGATATACACAACGTACTTACGAGTAATATCAAGTTCTACATTCTTATCGGAAAGTAGAGGTGCCCAAGGAGCAAATCCCATCTGACCAGCAGAGGTAGGAACAGCAACGATAGGATTGCATACAGTGATAGTTTCATCACCTTCTTTCACAAGGTCAGCGACGACATCTTCGCCAGACCACATACGAATAACTTTAACGTTCATAATCAATAAAAATTAGGTTTATCACTTTTGTGGAGAAGAACTCCATCAACTTTATTAAGAAGTTCTTGCATACCATTATACAGAATACGATATCCAGTGCCAACATATAGTTGACCAAGGACTACTGCAACTGTAGCAGTGCCCCAGAACACATAATAAAATCTAGACTTTACCTGTGCCCTCACTTTTTCTTTAGTCATTAGTCAATTTCTCAATGTACTGGTAGATCAGACTCCACCCAAATTCATAGGTGTCTCCCTTTTCGTCTTGAAGGAAGAATGGAATGTCGGGGTGCCAATATTTAGCACGGTAGTAATGGTTGATTACATTATAGTCATCATCCACACACCGTTCGTGTTCTAGTTGTTCTTCAGTCATTTGAATTCACACTCCACCATAATCTCAGTCAGACAAGCAAGCATGTTTATTTCCTGATCTGCCACGAACGCCATCTGATATTGATACTTAGCAAGAGTAAGCACAGCAGCAGGAATACTATTCGGAACCATGGAATCATAACAAGCATCGTAAATACGACGCAGAAGTACAGCAGTATCGTTGTCCAGGTTATTGACGACCCATTTACGTACTTCGGGAAAATCTTTCTCTTTAAGTTTCTTAACCAGATCATTTACTTTTACATCCGAAAAATGCGCGAGGATCCCTGAGTCGATTTGTCCCCCTGCTGAGTACCTTTGGCATTCGTTGAGGACCCTCCGCCAATCTGGAAAATGCTTGTTAATGAGTTCGACAAGAACTTTCGGCTCATATTTAACACCCTCCTGATCCAAGATGGTCTGTATTCGTTTGAAAAATTGAGCGGCAATGACAGGTTTTTGCTTTCCTCCAATGGAAAACTCAATGACGGCACAACGGGAATGGAGGGGTTCGATGATTTTATTTTTGAAGTTGCAGGTGAATATGAATCTGCAGTTGCCAGAAAACTCCTCTGTAAACGCCCTAAGTAGGAGTTGTACGTCGTTTGTTGTGTTATCAGCCTCGTCGATGATGATGACTTTGTGTTTGCCAGATGCTTGAAGTGATACGGTCGTAGCGAAATTTTTTGCAGTATTTCTGACCGTATCAAGAAAACGTCCCTCATCGGATCCATTGATGACATAGACATCTACCCCCAATTCGTTACACAGTGCCTTTGCTACAGTAGTCTTACCACATCCTGCAGGACCAGCCAGCAGCATGTTTGGGATCTCTCCTTTATCTAGGAAGTCTTGGAAGGTCTTCTTAATATTTGTTGGTAAAATACATTCTTCAATAGTTTTGGGTCG